AGCGAAGAAACAGATGCAAGAGTTGAAAGAGAAATCGGGATTAACAGAAAGTGATGATACTGGAGCAGATGAATAAGCCACTTTTCAGCGTTGCCCTCATCGCTAAAAATGAGGAATTGACCATTCCGAGGATGGTCGCTTCTTTAAGTGAATTTCAAAAAAGAGGAGGAGAGATATGGGTTTTGGATACCGGGTCTACCGACAAAACCGTTGAAGTTTCTAAGAACTTGGGATGCAGGGTAGAGGCGGTCGGAGACATGTTCAAAATAAATATAGACAAAAAATTAGCTGAAAAAATAAATAAAAAGTTCGTAGTGGGAGGAGAACCTTCTGTCGTGAATGCCGGAGAGACTCTTTTTGATTTTGCGTCAGCTCGTAACTATATTGCCAAATTTGCTGATAACGACATGGTCGCGACTCCCGATTGCGATGAGATATTCACAAAGTTCGATATCGATAAATTGAACGAGGTCATCGCCAATGGTTCTGAACAGCTGGAATATGAGTTCGTTTTCTCTCACGATAGCTTGGGCAACCCGGTCGTTAAATTCAGGCATTGCAAGTTTTATAATAGGAAAAAGTTAAGATGGGTTGGCGTTGTCCACGAAGTTTTACAGGGAGATGCCAATAGGATTTATCTTGGTGAAGATATCATCAAGCTGGAGCATTATCAGAATGAAAAGACCAACAGGTCAGGGTATTTAAAAGGTCTCGCTGTCGATTGTTACCAGAACCCTGACAATGATAGGAATTCTCATTATTTTGCACGCGAAATGATGTATCAAGGAATGAATAGATCGGCTATAAAGGAATTTCTAAAACATATATCGATGAATCGTTGGCCGGCGGAAGCGTCTCAGAGCATGCTTTATGTCGGTGATTGCTATAAGTCCTTGGGTGATTTTGATGAAATGTTGAAATGGTATTCAAAATCAATAGAAAAAGAGATGAGGAGGGAGCCGTTGATAAGACTGGCGGAATATTATTTTTTTAAGAAAATGTATGCGCAAACCGTTGCTTATTGCGAAGCGGCGCTTACTCTCGGACAGCTTCCATTTTATTCGAATTTTCAGCCGTACTATGAGAATGTTCCTCATGAGCTTCTTTATATATCGTACTGGTGGCTGGGAAATAAGGAAAAGAGCAGGGAGCATTATTTAAAAGCTGTTTCCTATTGTCCAAACAATCCGAGATATATTTCTGACAGCCAATTCTACAGCCAGACCGTTCCGGAAGACAAGAAGATTTCGATAGTGATGCCGTTTAAGAACAAGGTGAAAATGACAGAGGAGTGCGTTGCCAGTCTTATTGCCAATACTCCCAATCTTGGAGAGATAATCTTGATAGACGATCATTCGGAAGAAAAGTGGACGGCCGATTTTCCATTCGTAAAGTATTATTTGAATAAAGGAAGCATGGTCACTGATGCTTGGAATTATGGAGCTTCTTTGGCCAAGTACAATTATATCTGCTGGTGTAATAACGACCTGTTGTTCTCTCCTGATTGGGCGACTCCTCTTGTCAATGCGCTGGACAACGATACCTGGCTGGTCTCTCCGTATCACACCGCCGGATTGAAAGTACCGGATGATTTTCCGGCAGGGAAGGATAAGAAGAACAATATGGGAGGCAACAAAACCGGTCTCTCGTTTTTGGGGTCTTGTTTTATGATGGAGAAGAAGAACTGGCTGAAAGTAGGCCCGATAGATGAGAGATTGAGGCTCTGGTCCGGAGATAACTATATTTACGAGAGCACCATTTACGATTTTGGCAGGCAAGTGAAAGAGATTCCGGAATCATATATCCATCATCTTGTTTCTCAAACGATAAATAGAGGAGCAGTGACTGAGCAGACTCAAAAGGACATGGACACTTTCGACAAAATTTATGCCGAGAGAGGATGGGGAAAAAGAAGCAAACACCCGGAACTTTCTTGGACGAGCGAGGATATTGATTTGAGGTTGAAGCTTCCTATCAAAGATATTACCAAAATGAGAGTCTTGAACATCGGAGTTGGTGATTGCTGGTCCGGGCTGGCTAAGCAACTTCGGAATATAAAATTTGGATATTTAAAAATGGTTGATGTTTATGAGCCTTATTTGGACGCGGCCGTCAAGATGGATTGGATGGCGGAGAAAATAGAGTTCGAATCCATTAGTGGAGTAGATATTCACAACTGGAAAGACTACGATCTGGTCATGATATTCGATGTTCTCGAGCACATAGAGAAAGAGGAATCGATAAGGATAGTTAACGAGATCCAGGCCGCAGGAGTGAAATTACTGGTATTCGGTCCGCTAGAAAAAGAGCCGAGAAAGAACAGCTTTGGGGTGGCCAGCCAGGATCATATATCTTTCTGGACTGAGAAAGATTTCAGAGATCTCGGGCTGACAACTGAATTGCTCCCGGACTTCCATCACGAAGATGGTAAGACGTTCCCGGCAATATGGTCCTATAATTATTCGGATATTCCGGTGCCGAAGATCTCTTTTATAATCCCCACTCTTGGAAGGGACAAAGGACTGGAGAGATGCTTGGAGTCTATCAAAAATCTTAATTATCCTCAGGATAAAGTTGAGGTTATCGTGGAGAAAGATAGCTATGAGAACAGGACCGGGGTGCCGAAATTATTAAAAAAAGGAGTGGCAAAATCGACTGGGGAATGGATTGTGTTCGCTTCTGACGATACGGAGTTCTCTCCTAATTCTATATTGGAGGCGTTGAAAGTCGGAGAGAAAGGGTATGTTGCTTTTAACACGGGGGAGTTGCTTCCGGACGGTGGAAACAGGAACGAACATTTCATGATAAGAAAAGACATCATTGCCAAGATAGGCGATATTTTTGACATAGAATTTAACCATGTTGGGGTGGACAATCTTCTTGCGGCTCAGATGGACAAGCTCGGGATATTCGTCAGGGCTGAGAGAGCCGTTGTTATTCACCATCATTTTTCCAAAGGGGCCGATTATGACAGGACATATCAGACTGGGTGGGCCCAAGTAGAAGAGGACAGAAAATTACTGGCCAAAAAGTTGTTAGCGCTCAACAGTTGATTATTACAGCAGTAAAATATATTATTAATCTATGTATCCCCAGGTAAAAATTACGCACAACATCGGAAATACGCTTTATGTTCCGAACGAGCTGGATGTAAAAACATCTACTTACATCAGTAGCAATATAGCTTCTGGCGTTATTGCTGTTCCTGTTGAAAATTCCACTGACTTTACTGCCGGATCTATTTTATTGTTGCTATCCTCTATCGGTAATGAAAACTCAGAGATTGTCACTTCTTCATCTCACACCACTTTGTCTTTCGTCACTCTGGCGACTTTAATGGCTCATAATCGAGGGGACATTGTGAATGAGATAAAATACGACCAGATCGTAGTTTCCAAGTGCGCGACAATAGATGGAGCCTATACTACTCTGGCAACACAGACCTTTTTCACAACTCAACAGAATACGGTCATTTATGATACGACCGGGCTGTCAACGGATTATTATAAAATCCAGTGGAAGAATTCCCTGACAGGGTTGCTTTCCAGCGCGTCAGATCCTATCAGCGTCACTTCTTACCCTGCCAATTCGGTTGCCAATGTTATCTATCCAGTATTGAGAGCCATGGGAGTTTCAGAGGATGACCCAAAAATAACGATAGATTTCTGCCTCTCAGCGGTAGACGATGCCAGAAAATACACCGAAGCGAAACTCTACGGCATCAGGCACGCATGGCAACAGAAGTTCGAGTTTCCGATCAAGATGCTTGCCGGCACCAATTCGGTGGCGTTGCCGACTAATATCGATTATAACGAAACCGACCGCTCTGTCCTGGCCGCGAGGTTCATGATCGGGAACGTGCTCACTCCTTTCAATTTGAAATATATTGATAAGCGCAGCTGGAACCAGATAGCTTTCTCCGTAATGGGAGGATACACGCAAGCTGAAGTTCTGGTTGGAGCGACATCGATAACGCTGGACAGCGCCGGAGATTTCCCCAACTCTGCTTCGGGGGTGGCGTATGTGGCTACGACTGCTTTTACTCAAACGGTGATGCAGATCGCGTACACGAGCGTGGATCTGACGACTAATCAATTATTGGGGGTAACGGGAGTGACGAGAGTCATTCCATCTGGAACAAGGGTCTGGTCGAGACCGACAATTTCTCAGCCTATCTATTACACTGTCTACTCAGATAAATTGTTATTCGATAGAATTATTCCAGATTCAATGCAGGGGAATAACCTCTACATTGACTATTATCAAAAGATGGTGCCGGTCACGGATATCTCTCAAATACTCGAAGAACACTATAGGGAAATATATAAATGGTATATGCGCTATGCCATTAAATATCGTAAAGATATTTTATTGGGTAGCGATGACCCGGACTTGAAAAAGTTTGAAGGCTTAGTGGAAGCCTTGTTTAACAATCTCTATACCGGGCAGGACACCACGATAATTACATCTTAAAAAATAAAAATTATGGCATATTCAAACCCCAATATTCCGACAGTGGATATTCAACAGCAAGAACCTGTTGCCACCGGCGGAAGAACAGACAGGTTGGTTACGTTCGGAACGGTTATTGGAACCCCTCCGGCCGGAGCAACCTACGCGAACATTTTTTCGTTAGAAGCACTGCTTCAAGACCTTAACGGTTCGGCAGTTTATCAGAACGTCGGAACAGTAGCCGTCCCCGTATGGGCCGCTATAGGCTCTGGAGCGGCCGGCGCGACTGGATATACTGGCTACACCGGTCCGACCGGTTATACCGGTTATACTGGTTATACCGGATATACCGGAGCTACAGGCTACACTGGGTTCACGGGACCAACTGGTTATACTGGGCCTAGTGGTGCGACTGCAGCTACCGGCGCGACAGGCTATACAGGATCAACAGGGTTTACAGGTTACACAGGTTACACAGGTTACACAGGTTACACAGGGTTTACAGGTTACACCGGTCCCGTTGGTCCAATCGGAACAACTGGCTATACCGGCTACACCGGCGCAACTGGTTATACTGGTTTCACGGGCTTCACAGGTTACACTGGTTATACCGGTGCTGGTAATTTTACCGGCTACACCGGCTATACTGGATATACCGGTCATACTGGCGCAACTGGTTACACTGGTTATACCGGCTACACTGGCTACACTGGCTACACTGGTTATACTGGTCCGTCCAATATGATCGTGAAGCTTATCCAGACCACCGTAGGAGGCGCGGCAACTGAGAATTTCTCGAGCGGTACTTACGCCAACGTGTTAAATACCGATAAAGTTTTTTGTCAGTTGAAAGATGATGGATCTAATAATGTCACTATTAAAACAGCTGTCACCAATAATGGTTCAGTTGATGTGACTTTTTCTGGTAATCCGTCCAACGATACTATCTTCAGTATCTTGGTCGTGAGATAGTTTTTCTCCCCTGCCCATAGATTCTATGGGCAGAGATAGTAAAATTAACTAAAATGCCAACACTTCGAAACATTAAAATTCCATATCCGACAGAAGGGATTATCAGATCGGTTCAGCTGAATGATACAGTTTCTCCTGAAAATTCAGTTCAATTGGCAGTGAATATGAATTTTGATAGAATTGGGGCGCTTACCACGAGAGACGGGATAAGCACATACGCAGATACATTGGATGGATCGGTAACTTCTTTCGGGACACTTAATGTCCAAGGTGGAGTAAAAAGGCTTTTTGCCCAGTATGGAACTAAAATAAAGTCATGGGATGGGACGGATTGGACAACAAGGAGGACAACCACAGTTTCTACGAAAGCAAGATATTCTCAATGGTTGAACCATATTTACATGGTCAACGGCACAGATGCACTTCAATGCTCTGACGGAATCAGTGCTTTTGCCGCGACAGCGGGATTTGTCCCCGCTACGGTTATGCCCGTTGGACACTTTGTCAGTGCCGGTTTTGATGGGAGAATTTGGGTCCTCAATAAAACCGCTGATACTATTTACTATTCAGATCAGGTTCAGTTCGATGTTGCCACTCAAACTTATTCGATCACTTACACCAACACCAGCTTTCAAAATTTATCCCCACAAGATGGAGAATCTTTCTCTGGTGTTTTCAGAGTGCCAAAAGCCTTGCTGGTTTTTAAACAGAATCATATTTTCAGGATTTATAGTGCCACGAATGTGGATCCGTACCCGGCTTACAATGTGGGGACGTACTCTCAGGAGTCGATTGTCCAAGCGAAGGACGGACTTTACTTCCATCACTCTTCCGGTTTTTATAAATTCAATTACGACTCTCAGCCCACTGAAATATCCCGCAGGGTGTTCGATTTCGTAAAGGCAATACCAAGAGCCAACTACGAGAATATCGTAGGAGTTTATGATGGTTTCGATGCGATAAAATGGTCGGTAGGGTCAGTGACAGTAGAAAGTGTTACTTACGCCAACTGCCAGATGAGATATTCTATTTCAACACAAGTCTGGACTATCTATGATTATTCTTGTGCTGCCATAACTTCTCTTATTAGCTATGATAACGGAACGACTATCGAGCAGATAGCAGGAACATCAACAGGGTTGGTAGGGAAATTAGATTCAGGAAATACAGATTTTTCAGCTCCTATCTTTTATGAAATGATCGATAGGTGGAGATCGTTTACAGAAATGTATTCTCAATCAAAGAGCATTAGCGGAATGATGGTGATGACTGAGAATGGCGCGGGAATGGTTTTGCAATATCAGACTGAAAAAACTCCAGTTGATGTTTGGCAGAGGATAGATAAGGTGAAGGATAAATATGATGCTATTTTCCCGAATGCTTCAACAGATGATTTTAACAATATAAGATTGCGGATTTATGGCAATAATATCGGAACACCGATAATTTTTCACGGGATAGAATTGTTTTCGATACAAGTAAAAGGGATGGAACAAAACTAATGGAATTATCAGAACTTTTATTAACCAGAAATCTTTATAGAGATTCACAGCAGGACTTTGAAACTAAAGGTTCTATTTATCTATCTTCAAATGTTGCTCTTTCAGATACTACTCCGATTGCCGCTGGTAGCGCTGCTCAAGATATAAAAACTGGAAATGTTGGCATAGATGGGAAGAATATCACCAATGCAAGTATTACTGCTAATCAGATAGCGAACGCTACTATCACCGCTACTCAGATAGCGAATG